TTACTTTTCAATTTAAATTTATCCCAAGGTCTCGGGATGAGGCTGTAGTTGTCAAACAGATAATTAATTATTTTAGATTCCATGCATATCCAGAGGAACTACCTATTGGTGGAGCTATTCCAATTGCGTATAAGTATCCAGACATGTTTAGGATTAAATTGTTCTCCCGAGTATTTGAGGACGGTAATTTGAGATATGTTCCAATCGGTAGTAAATTATTGGACTGCTTCCTAAACTCTATTACAGTAACAACCAATCCTACAGCTGGTGTCTACCATTATGACGGTGAGCCAATTGAAACTGATCTAACCTTGAACTTTATGGAACACAGACCATTGGCCAGAAGTGATATTGAGAAGACACTGGGGTTTGCAACCAATGAACAAGCACAGCAACAATCCGGGTCATTCTAATGAGTTATTTTAGATATTTTCCATATGTAGAATATTTCTTTGGGGATGAAACTACACCTGATGTCTTTCAAAACATCTCAGTATATTCTAGCATCTTTGATGAAATCAAAAACAATGTTGCCTTTTACCAGGATTATTATATTGAAGAAGGACAAAGACCTGATCGTCTGTCTTACTTCTTATATGATACCCCAACATTGCATTGGACATTTTATTTGATAAACGACAAAATTAGAGGTCGTGGATGGCCTGTGACCAATCAGGAGTTAATTGCAAAAGCTCAAAAGGATTACAGTTTAACCACACTCACAACAAGGACAAGGCTAACTGATAAGTTTAAGGTTGGTCAGACAATTCAAGGGTCTACGTCTGGTGCAACAGCTGTTATCAATCACAGACACCTAGACCTTGGTCAGCTTGTCGTCGGTCAGCTGACGAATCAGTTTACTGCGGGTGAAACGATTACATCCACAAATTCAGATGAAGAGTTGGAATCGATCGTACTAGTTAGCACCGGTCTCGAATACCTATCTGCCCATCACTATGAAAATGCATCGGGAGAAACTATTGATATTGATCCTGAAGTTGGACCCGGGGCTTTGCTTACTGAGATAACTTATCTTGATAGGATGTTTACTCAAAATGATGATCTAAAACAGATTCGAATTATCAAACCTTCAGCTATGCCTACGGTCGTTGCATCCTTTAGAGAGGCGGTTGGAAGTTGAGTAGTTTTACGGGTGCACCAGAGACGATCTCTGATTTTGTATTTGATACGGTATTGTTCACATCGCCATTTTTAGATCGTTCCATTGAATTGAAAAATAATGTAACGGATCTTGAGATTTTTGAAGACCTGAATTTTCCATACCTCACAGGAAGGATTATGCTGGTGGATGATTCAGGATTTCTCACCAATGCTGATGTGATCGGCGGTGAGACAATATTCATCAAAATTACCTGTAGCAGTAAAGATGCAAAACCTTTTAGTAAAACATTTTACATTAGCGAGATTCTTTCCACATCAAAGGTCAATGAGATATCGGAAGGTCATATTTTTAATCTGATTGAGGACATTGGGTTTGAATCCAATCTTCAAAATTTAAATAAGTCGTACAATGGCAAATGCGGGACAATCATTGAAAAAATAGCATCAAATTTCTTGAACAAAGATATTACTAAATTTGGTGTTGATACTCAAAGTGTAAAACTGATTGTTCCTAACCTCAGCCCAATCGAAGCTATGATGTGGATTCGTGATAGAGCAACAACCATTAATGGGTATCCGTTTTATTTATTTTCAACATTGATAACAGACACTCTGAAGTATGTTGATTTAGGAACACTTATTAATACACCAGTAATCAACCCAGATGTACCTTATCGATATTCGAGTACACCATTTTTTTCAGATGATGAAACAGCCAAGCGAAGAATCCTTCTTGGTTTTGATCAAAATGAAATTAATAATCTCTACAGATATATTCAAAGGGGATTGATCGGGGCTCAATATGAATACATTGATACTGTCAAGAATAGAAGAAACACATTTCAATTTGATGTGACTAAAGATCTATTAGACCCTCTTGTTAAGAACAGTGTACTACCAAGAAATCAAAACAACATCATGTATGGTCCAAGATATAAGTTAAATGAGAAGCCATATAATCAACTTAGTAGTAGAAAGATTACACGGATAGGCGGAAGCTCTGCGTATGTCGATCAAACGTCTTTTAATAGTTACAAAGAAAGTGAGTTGTTATCTGACTATAAAAACAATGTAACAAGTCAGGCAATGAAAGAGCTTCTCGCCAATGCTCCAATCACATTTGCTGTAAAGGGTCTAGATTTTATTGGTGGGGAGGAACACTCCACTGTTGGGAACAATCTGAGAATTCATTTTACATTCCCAAATCCTGATCCTACTCTTGCTGATCAATTACTGGATCAGAAAAAGTCTGGTGACTATTTGATATTTGCTACACACCATACATTCAAAAAGGATACAGATACTTTTAAACATTATGTAAAGATGACTGGATCTAAACTTGCGAACTATACGGATATTGTATGATACCAAAACCGTACATTGACTTTTATGGAGATCAAACAAGGTGGTTCATTGGACGCGTTGTTAGTATCACCGACCCTCTTTATCTTGGGCGAATAAAGGTCAGGATCTTTGGTGTTCATAGTGAAAATACAATTGACATTCCCGACAGTGATTTACCTTGGGCTCAGGTTGTTGCTCCAATTACAGAAGGTGGAACAGATGGTCTCGGAAACAATCTTGGTGTTCAAGTTGGTTCGAATGTCTTTGGTATCTTTCTTGATGGGACCCACTCTCAGCTCCCATTGGTTGTTGGTTCGATGCCAAAGGAAGGAGACGTCAATCCATTAATTAGAGGTGAATCATCCCTTGATAAAACTGTTACCGTAACAGGAGCACCTAGCGATCCATATGCTGCGGAATATCCTCACAATAAGGTAACACAAACGACTTCTGGCCATGTTATTGAAATTGATGACACCCCAGAGGGCGAGAGAATTCACATACGTCATAAATCAGGATCGTTTATTGAATTTCATCCAGACGGATCGTTGGTCATTAAAACAACAAACACATACATTGATGCCGGAACAAATGCTAACATAAAGGCAACTAATGTCAACGTTGAAGCGACTGATGTGACAGTAACTTCTACCACTTCAACAGTAACAAGTGATACAGTGAATGTTACGGGTACCAGTGGAGATGTCGTGGTGGATGGTGTGTCGCTTGTTAACCATACTCATCAGCATATAGATGGTCCAGGCTTGGCAGCTACGGTTGGCACGACACAAAAACCGAATAAGGTGTAGACATGGCAGATTTAAGACAGTCGGGAAGTACAGTAATTTATATTGATGACAACGGGAATACGTTGTACACCCTTCCGACCGAAGCTGGTACAAATAATCAGGTCATTACTATCGACGCCAGTGGGAATTTATTCTTTTCTGATGGAGTCGCTGGAGCAAATATTGGCCAGCTGGCAAACGTCGATAGCTCAGTTGATAGTGCAACCGCAGGCCAAGTTTTGTCATTTGATGGTACGAAGTATGTTGCTGTTGATTTATCTGTTGGAGAAGTTGTTATCGACTCTGATTATGTGGCGGCGAGACAGGATTTTAGATACAGTTCCTTATTAAACACCCCTAATATTTTAGATTCGTCTAATGTATTATCCCTAATCGATGCCGATTATGTTACATCCCTAGGTGTAGTTGGAACAGACTCTGCTCAAGTTGTTCTAATTGCAGATGATAGAATTAGTAATGCTTTTGGGGATGCGACTGCATTAACTATTGGAAATTGGAAAATATCCGTTGTTAGTGACAAGCTTTCATTCTCTTACAACGATGTTGTTAAAGCTTCGATTAGTTCTACGGGTGAAATTGTTTCTGCAGACGACGTTACGGCATTTGGAGCTCCCTAATGGCTTTACCCAAATATCGTTTCCTCATAGGGAATAACCCAAAAGATGCTGTTGATGGAAACAATGGGGCAGGAATAGTTAGTGTTATAAATTATGAAACAGGTGAGCAAATTAGACAGCTGATTTCTCCTGTATATGGTTCAGGTGCTAATTTTGGAAGTTCTATTGATTTCAATGACGAATATATTGTTATATCTGAACCGCTGTGGAATGATGTTTATAATAACTCTGGACTCATACATGTATTTGATGCAACCACTTTCGAGTACATAGCTCGGAGACAACAACCCATCGCCCATATCACAGAAGTCGCCGATGCTAATGGTGATGGCTTTGGGAGCGCTATTTCGATTGAGGGCGATACCTTAATAGTAAGTGCAACCGGCAGCAGCATTAATGATTATGGAAGACTTTATCAGTATAGTATTGAAGGTATTGTATCTAATCCAAGTGCTGATTCCTCCTACGATTATACTTATAGAGGCCTTGTTCCTGGAACCTTCCTCGGAAGAAATGTTGAAATATCTCACGGCATAATTGCTGCACAGGAAACTGATACAGTCGAGGGGCAAGGAAGAGTTAGATTGTTTGATTCTGGATTCACTAACACTAGAACATGTTCTATACCAGCTGCAGCTGGATCTGGAATTGGATTTGGTGGCGTAGTACAGAGTGGAACAGGAGATGGTTTATCGAGGATGATTGCCATAAGTTCCAATAATAAGGTGTATGTTGGAGGTGTCAAGTCTTTCAGTGAACTCACTTCCGGAAGTGTTTATGTCTACACTGCTGACTCTGGGACCCATTTGAATACTATTAATCCAAGTGATGATAGTAATTGGAATTACTTTGGTATCAGCGTACACTATCAGGATGACGTAGGTAAGTTAATAGTGGGATCACCTTATAGAGGTTATGATTCTGATTTTGGTGGAATATACATTTACGACTCTGATGGTTCCAATGAAATAATAATAGAGGGGGATTCAGCTACAGAATACAATCATGGTGTTGGAATACATGTTGTTAAATTTGGAAATGCTATTGCCCCAATCAAAAATCAATTTGCTGTTGTCAATAACAATGAAGGTGTTAACTTTTATAATTATGATGGTAGTTTAGTACGGTCACTAGATTCGATAGAAGGACCAACAGGTACAATTTATCTTGGGCCATTGAATTGGGGATTTGGTTGGTCATTTCCCTCAATCAGTTTATCAGAAGTGCAAGATTACCAGGGAGGAACTAATCCAATATCGTTGTCGGAATATTATAGTGATAGCGTTGTTAGTAGTCCACAAATAGTAGATTGGTCTAATGTTGAATTAGAGGATAGTTTTAGGCCTACAATTTTGGACTCGGCCGAAGATTTTGGTTATAGTGTGGGTATGTCAGGTAATACAGCGATTATCGGATCCCGGCTCGATGAGCCGACGGGGCCCATCGGAGCTAATTACGGAGCTGTTTATGTACTCACATTTCCAGGGGCAGCAGATCAAGGATCCCCCCCACCCACATCTGGTACAATTCAATTATCAAATTTTTACGACTTTGTTAAAGACTCGGTGGGACCTTCAAGTACTTGGTCAACACAACAAATTCTTCAAAAGGGTAAAAACCCTGCTTCGAATACCAATTTTGGTTGGTCAGTCGATATAGATGGGGATACCATTGTTGCTAGTGCACCCTTAGCAACAAAGGTCGGCACAGGGGGAGCTCCTTCGATATTAACAGCAGGAGAAGTTAATGTATATACGAGATTGTATGATAGTTGGAATTACCGTACATCCTTCACTGCATCAGATGTTGCACAGACTGATCAATTCGGTCGCGCTGTTGCAATTGATGGGAATACAATCGTCGCGAGTGCACCATTTCATGATCTCGGTTCTGGTAACGAAGGAGCCGTATATGTATTTACAGGATCACAAAGTAATTGGACAGAACAACAAAAATTAGTTGCTTCCGATGCATCGGGGCAAGATCTGCTTGGCCAAGAGAATAATTCTGTTGACATATCGGGGGACACTATTGTTGTAGGTGCTCATTCAAAGCAGACAAATGGTGTGTTTAGTGCTGGGGCCGCCTACGTATTTACAAGGAACAACGATAGTTGGTCTCAGACTGCGAAACTAACTGCCCCACTTGGTGATATTGGCGTTAATGATAGGTTTGGCTATAGTGTTGCTGTAGATAGTAACAGTAATACAATAGCTATTACTGCTACCTTAGATGATTCATCTGGTAGTAATGAAGGCGCAATTTATGTATTTACGAGATCAGATTCTACGTGGTCCCAACAGGCGAAATTAACTCGGTCTCCAGCATCTTCTAATGGATATGTAGGCTACAGTATTGACCTAGAAGGCGATACGATTATTGTTGGGGCTCCCCTAGAAGATTCAAGTGCGACTGATGCTGGATCAGCTTACATCTTTACAAGATCTGATAGCATCTGGTCACAGTCGATAAATATTTCTAATCCACAGCCAGCTGCTGGTGATCAATTTGGTCATTCAGTTGCTATAAGTGGCAATAGAGCTATTATCGGGGCCCCGAAGGACGGTGCACCTGTGAATTCAGGAACAGCATTTATTTATGTTGTACCTGATTCAGCTTAATTTGTAATATAAATAAAAGAAAAGAGATTCTAAAATGGCAAGAAGATTTTCAATAGAAGATGGAAACTTATCGAATGTTCCTCTCATTAGTAGTAGGTCTGTTTCGTATAAAGATATCGATCTGACTTTTCAGAATCGGCCATCAGGTGACATCTATAAGAAAACAGAAGGTGCTGCTGTAAGGCAGGCGATTAAGAATCTTCTTCTTACTAACAGATTCGAAAAACCATTTGATCCTAATTATGGGGGAGGATTGAATGATTTTTTATTTTCTCTTGATCAAGAGTTTGATGAATTGGATATACAAGAGAGAGTCTCTAATGTTATTAATAACTATGAACCAAGAGCAAGAGTTAAGTTAGTCAATGTTGAACCATCTCCAGATTACAATTCTATTGGAGTAACAGTTACCTGTCAAGTGGTTTCAACTGAAGAACAAGTGCAAGTAGATGTATCACTAACGAGGGTGAGATAATGGCGGTTATCAGATCGAGCGATCTTGATTTTGATGTAATCAAAGAAAATCTAAAAACATTTTTGCAGCAGCAAGATGAATTCGCTGACTATGATTTTGAGGCCTCTGGTCTTTCAAACATTTTGGATGTTCTGGCATACAACACTCATCTTAATGGATTGATTGCTAACCTTGCTATCAATGAATCCTTCTTATCAACTGCCCAGTTGAGATCTTCTGTTCTTTCTCACGCTGAGACTCTTGGTTATTATTCTAGATCTAGAACAGGGTCCTCCGCAACTGTCAACTTGAGTGTTTCAACAGCCCTTTCATCCCCAACCTTCATTTCGCTACCGGCTAACACAACCTTTACTACTGAGATTGATAATGTATCATACAGCTTTCAGACATTAGAGGAATATATTGGATACAATAACGGAAGTGGGTTATTTACATTCGAAACAACAGGTGGTTCAACGAGTATTGAAATAACAGAGGGTACGCTGAAAACAAAAACGTTTTTAGTAGGGGACACTACTGATGATCAAGTATATGTAATTCCCGATGAAACAATTGACACCTCAACGATGGTCGTTAATGTATACGACACTGCCACCTCTTCTTCATTTGAAACTTATATTGATGTAAATCGTGCTGTGAGAATTGACAATGATTCTATAATTTATATTATCAGAGAGGCTCCAAATGGATACTATGAGGTAACATTCTCCAACGGCAATGTTCTCGGAAAGGCACCAGTAGCAGGAAACAAAATTGTAATTACTTATCTTTCTACAGCAGGTGCGGCTGGCAATGGAGCTGATACATTCTTAGCTGATGAGTCGGTAACAATTAGTGGGACAGATTATACTCTGACAACGACGGTTGTTTCTGAATCGTCAGGTGGAGATGCCAAAGAGTCAATCGCCTCCATCAAAGGAAATGCTCCTTTATCCTTTGCATCTCAGCAAAGAATGGTTACGGCTGAAGATTATAAAGCTTTGATTCTCGAGAATTACTCTTCGTATTTGGAAGATGTAATTGCTTGGGGTGGAAATGATAATGTTCCACCTGTGTATGGCCGAGTGTATGTTTCATTAAAATTCAAGGATAATATCTCTGCCAGTGTACAACAAACCATCAAGGATCAAATTGTAACCAATCTTTCTGATAACTTGGCCATTATGTCGATTGATACTGTGTATACAGATCCGACTAATACATTTATAGAAATTGAAACAATATTCAACCTCGATCCGGATCAAACTGGCTTATCGCCAAAGGCGGTTGAGAATGATGTGCAGGACACTGTGGAATCTTACTTTACAGCAAATCTGAATTCGTTTGGTAAAACATTTAGAAGATCTAATCTTCTCGCAGAGATTGACGGACTAGCACCTGCTATTCTAAACTCAAGGATGAATATTAAGTTGCAACAAAGAATTACACCATCGTTGACGACAGTGAGTGATTATACTCTTTCGTACCCAACCGCAATTGCAGCTGCGGATGATGTCAACTACATTGTAACATCCTCCAGATTTACATACAACGATCAATCATGTTTTATTAGAAATCAACTTAGTTCGACAAAACTACAGATTGTCAATCTGTCCGGGGTAGTACAACTTGATAATGTTGGTTCTTTTAATGCTACAAATGGAACAGTTAGTCTTGCTGGGTTCCTTCCTACTGCATATGAAGGGACGGCAATCAAGGTGTCGGTGACACCAGCAAACCAGAGTACTATTAAACCATTAAGAAACTACATTCTGGCACTTGATCCAGCCCTGTCGTTTGCTCAGTCCGTAATTGATTATCAGAATACAGCGGTATCGTTAACAACATGACACATATTCTGGATGACAACAACAGAAGAGATATTAACTTTGCTAACAGAAAGGTTAGAGAAGTTCTTCCTGAGTTTTATCTTAGTGAGTATCCCACACTTGTCACGTTTTTAGAAAAATATTACAATTACCTGGACAGTAGTACTACAGGATCCTTTGGCACAGAAATCAACAATCTGTTTTCTATCCGTGATATTAGTGTTACAGAAGAACAGTATCTCGATGCCCTGATCAGTGAAATTGGTAACGGATTGCAGGTCGCCTCTTTCTTCGATGAACCTAGGTTGATGACCAAACTACTATCAAGTTTTTATAGATCAAAAGGTTCTGTAGTATCAGTTGAAGGTTTTTTCAGAGCATTTTTCAATAGTGAAGTAGTAGTAGAATATCCAAAGGATCAAATTTTTATTGTCAGTGAATCGGAAATTGGGGCTGAATCGTTAAAGTTTATTATTAGTGATACTTTGTACCAAACATTTTCCATTTTGATTAAGTCAGGTATTTCTGTTTCCGATTATGAAGAATTGTACAAGCGGTTTGCACACCCAGCTGGATTCTTTTTTGCAGGCCAAGCCCAGCTTGAAGGGATTGTTGATATTGGATTTGATAGTATGCCAAATTCAGAAGAACCATTGGATTCTGCTGAGAACCTAAGAGTTCTTACAGCAGATATTGCCCCATCGGCTACACCTATTACTGGATTTACACAACTTACAGGATTGTACGACTCGCAGGGAGATGATATGCGAATTGATCTATCACAAATCATCAGCACGTACGAAGACATCTCTTCTACGCAACTTGATAGTTTCTATCAAGATATTAGCGAGTTGTTGTCACCAAACAGCTTCAAGTTTGATGATAGTGATGTTACAATCAGACCGGATATGTCATTGAATACCGAGACAATGGACAATACAATGTTCACAAGATACCTAAGTGACTCGGCAATTTGATATAAATAAAACTAAAGTCTTTTACGGGTAAAAGAATGGCTAGACAAAATATCAGTTTAGGATCTTCAGCAAATGACGGAACGGGTGATACTCTTCGTCAGGCAGGCCAGAAGATCAATGAAACTCTACTAGAGATCTATCAGAAGTTTGGTGACAGCGATAACTTGTCTAATGTCGTGTCATTTCAAGATAGTGGTGTTTCATTCTCAGGATCAGTATTTACAACATCGTTGATTGCCTCCGATGTTCTTGCTGAAAACATTACTATCACTTTACCTGATTCTGGTGGTATTGCAGTTGTAGATACTGCTAACCAGACGCTTACGAATAAAATATTAACAACACCAACTATCACCTCACCAACAATCACTAATGAGATTCTTGATAGCAATTCCAATGAGTTGGTTAAATTTACAGCTGCATCTTCTGCTGTTAATGAGATCACGGTGACAAATGCTGCGACAGGAAATCCTCCTATTATCAGCGCATCCGGTGAGGACTCAAACGTAAACTTGAGTCTTGTTGGTAAGGGATCAGGATCGGTTCAACTTGGTTTAATTTCATTTAGTTCGATTGAGTTGGATGCTGATGGTACTGTACCAGCAACTGCTACTTATGTTATATGTAATAAACCAGGGGCATTGTTGGTAACATTGGATTCAGGATCAAGTGTAGGGGAACTCAAGTTCTTCACTAATAAAGGTGGAAACACCGCGGTAGTAACACCGTCGGCCTTTGCCCAAGGATCTTCATTCTCATTACCGGTAAGTACTGGTGCTCAATGTATTTGGGATGGATCAGAGTGGTATCTGGTCGGCCGAGATGAATTGATCATCGTATAATCAATAGGAAATACAAATGGCTGCAATTGTAACAGATTCACTAAAGAGAATTTTAACGAATCTATTATTAACTGAAATTTCAAGTACTTCTGATACTAATGAATATTACATTGGTATTGGAAAGTCTGATGAGTACAATGAGACTGATACCCCAACTTCACTTCTGAGAACTATTCGGTCAGAGAGGGAAGTTAGGGATAATATTCAGTCGGTTAAAAAAGTAGCCAGTTCGAGTTTTGTTGTCCCGAGATACAATTGGACATCAGGTACAACCTATACGGGATACAATGATAATGTTGTGGGAATACCCACAAATCCATACTATGTTTTAACTGAAAATAACGATGTATACATTTGTCTACAGCAAGGAAAGAATGCTCTTGGACAAGCTGTTCCATCAACAGTTCTACCAAATTATTCTACAGCTGGTGTTAATCAAATACAGGCATTCCAGACTTCTGATGGATACAGGTGGAAATTCTTGTTTCAGATTTCAGCTGCCAGAGCAAACTCGTTCTTATCAGCTAATTACCTTCCTGTTCAGTTTTTAGATGATTCCTCCGGAGCTTACACAGGTTTGGAAAGAGACCAGGCTTTAGTTAAAGAGGCAGCAACACCTGGCCAGATTCTTGGAGTCACATTAACAAGTGGTGGTTCTAGTTACACTTCAGCTCCTACTGTGACAATCAACGGAAATGGTTCTAGTGCTGCTGCGACTGCAACAGTTTCCGGGGGTGCTGTTGTTAAGATCGAAATGAATAATGAGTCCGCAGGTCTTGGATCGGGTTATGACCACGCCGATATTGTTATTTCAGGTGGTGGTGGAACCGGTGCAACAGCAAGACCAATTATTGGTCCTTTGGATGGTATTGGCGCTGATATTAGGGATGATCTTAAAGCATCCACAATCATGCTAAATGCAAAGCCAGATGGTTCCGAATCCGGTGCATTTGTTCTTGGTAATGATTTCAGACAAATTACAGTAATGCGTAATATTACATTACCTGATAGTGACACATTGCTCACATCTCTCACAGCTCGAGGATTGAAATACCACAGAATGACTACTCCTGCGACTTCTTTTACGGTCGACAAATTTATCAGAGGTGCTGTTTCTGGAGCCGGTGCATTTATTGATGAGATAGATAGTGATTACATTTACTATCATCAGAATGAAAATACAGGATTCAAGTCCTTCCAGAATGGTGAAACCCTCGGTGAAAGTGATGGTTCTGGATCAGGTACAATTGATAGTGCAGGTCTGTCTACTTCTTTTGATCCTTACTCAGGTGAAGTATTGTACATTGAAAATAGAGCAAGAATTGTGCGCGATGCTCTTCAAACAGAAGATATCAAAGTAGTTATTACAATTTAAGGTTTTAAAAATGGCAACAACGGTTAAAGATACCACATTTTCTTCAACATATAAGGATGATTATCGCGATAGTGATAACTTCCATCGTATTCTGTTTAATTCTGGTAGAGCTCTTCAGGCAAGAGAGCTTACTCAGATGCAAACAATTATTCAAGAAGAAATTGCACGGTTTGGTAGAAATATCTTTACTGAAGGTGCCACAGTCACACCTGGTGGAGTGACAGTCAATAATCGATTTGAATTTATTAAACTCGATACGATTACATTTCCTTTACCAGCTGACACATCAGCTCTTGTTGGGGCAGAGTATACGGTAAATGCACCAAACGCCGCAATCAAGTTTAAGATTATTCGTGTAGAGGCTGCTACTGCTACAGATCCAGCTACCCTGTATGTTAGATATACTGATACAACTGCTGGTACAGCAACTGCGGATCCAATTAGAGTACAGAACGGTGCTATTTTTACATCGGCGGGATTGGCGACTCTTAAGGCAGCAAATGCCAGCGCCACAGGTCGAGGAACACTTGCGTCCGTGGGTGAGGGCGAATTCTTTGCTCAGGGCCATTTTATCTACGCTACGCCCCAATCCACATTCATAGACAAATATAGCTCTACACCAACAGACGATATTGGTTTCAGAATTGTCGAAGATATTGTCACTGTGGATGATGACAATCGTTTGTATGATAATCAAGGGACAACACCAAACATTGCTGCTCCGGGTGCTGACAGATACCGTATTCGTTTAATTCTCACTACGCGCAGTGAGGTTGATTCTGACCAGAACTTCGTACTAGTAGCCAAAGTAACAAATGGATTAATCACAAAAGAAGTTGGTGGAGCTGATAACTATAATCAGATTAATAAAGCGCTTGCTCGGAGAACGAAAGAAGAGTCGGGCGACTATGTGGTTAAGGCGTTCAGAGCGAAGTTTGACGATCTCAATGATTCCAACTTGACTCTGGATGTTTCAAGTGGTGTTGCATATGTCGATGGTTATCGTTTGGATATTGCCCCTACTAAAATTACTGTTCCAAAGGCAAGAGACACAGAAACAGTAAATAACGAACCAATTGTCGTTCAATATGGTAATTATGTACTAGGAAATCCAGATAGTTGTTCAGGACTACCAAATATTAACACTCTCGAGCAAGTTGACTTGATGAGTGCTAAAGAATGGACTGGTGACAGTATTGGTACTGCTAGAGTCAGAGGAATTGATGAGGACGGTGGTAACCTAAGATTCTATCTGTTTGATATTCAAATGAATTCGGGTCAATCATTCCGTAATGTCAGAAGTTTTGGTAACGGTACAACTGATTATGTCAATACAGTAGTTGAGGCGGGGATTACTAATCTCAAGCAGAGCTCAATCAACACCATGGTGTTCCCACTTCCAAGATCTCGTCCAGTGATCGATGGTATTTCTGACATTGTATTGACAACAAGAAAGCGGTATGCATTTACTACTACAGGTACTTCGTACACACTCTCTGCTGGTGGTGGAGATACATTTACAAATACTGGTGATTGGATTATTGCTAAAACCGATGGGGCAGTAAGTGACACTAGTGCCACATTTACTCTGGCCGGGTCTCCTGTTGGTTCTCAAGTAGATATCACTGGATTAGAATCAGCAACAGATTACGAGTTGATTGCTTATGTCCAAGTGGACACTCCTGTTATTCGTACAAAATCTTTATCGACAGGAAATAGTTTAACAAAGGCTTGGCCTTCAGAAGCTGATTCAGATGGAAGTGGTCTCAGATATATTGATCTTGGTGTAGCTGACGTCTATAGAGTAACAAGCATCACACAAGCAGATTCTAATGGAGCAGATTTATCCAATAACTTTATCGTGGATAATGGTCAAAGAGCAAATTACTATGGACTAGGAAGACTTGTTGAAAAAGCTGGGACATCTATTCCAACCGGTAATATTCTTGTCCAGTATGATTACTTTACTCACGGGGCCGGGGATCTGTTTGCTATCAACTCTTACAACGGCGTTGTAGGCTATACGAGTATACCGAGTTTTGGTGGTGTAAGTTTAAGAGATGTACTAGACTTTAGATCTATTCAAAACTCTTCAGGCGCTTACCCTGAGGCTAATGTTAATAATATTCCTCAATCAACTGATATTGTAACACTTGATGCAGAGTATTATCTTCCAAGAAGAGACCAACTAATCGTATCATCCTTGGATGCCGAAGGTAATCAGGGTGTGGGTGAAGTTAGAGTTACACAAGGGATTTCTTCAACAGAGGCCTCTCTTCCGGAGACACCATCTGGAGCGATGCCACTTTACAATATAACCCTTCCAGCTTATACATTAAGTGATTCTGATGTGGGCCTCTCGTTTATTCCTAACAAAAGATACACAATGCAAGACATTGGTAATTTAGAAAAGAGGATAAACAAATTAGCGGATGTTACCTCGTTGAGTCTACTCGAGTTAAATACATCCACGCTATCGGTACTCGATTCAAACGGATTACAAAGAACAAAGTCTGGATTCTTTGCGGACAACTTCAAGGACTTTGTTTTCTCTGATGTGGATAACGTCAGCTACAGAGCTGCTTTGGATCCATCTGCTAAAGTTATTACACCAGCCATTTACTATGGTAATGTACGGTTGTTCTTCGATTCAGCTGACGTCAGTCAAACAACTAATAAGACAGGGGATCTTGTTACTCTTCCGTATACAGAAACTCAGTTCTCATATCAGAATTTGTGTAATGAGGCTCTTAATGTTAACCCATTTGAAGTTATTATTAACACTGGCACACTTCAGCTTTCACCCGCCTCAGACGACTGGATTGAACAAGCATTTTTACCAGATGTTCTAATTGATGGCGGTGTTAAGAAGAGAAATGTAGGTACACGAACAGTTACTCAAAGAACATTTGGTGGTTGGTTCGGTATTGCAGCTGCACTAGTTGTAGGAGCAGCCACAGGCGGATTTGGTCTACTTGGTACTACTGCCGGAGCAGCTGCAACCGGTGGTGCTGCAGCAACCGGATTCTCACTTTCGACGACTGCAATCGGTCAGTTAATGGCAGGTAACTATCTCACTGCAGCCAGTCTTGCAGCTGCAGGTGCTGCTACGGCGGGCGCGGTGAACTCTTTGATTGATGATCAACCAAGTGTATCGATTGCCTCAAATGAAGCTGTAGTTAGAGATGATGTTATCATTGAACAAGTTGGTAACAGAGTACTTGAAACATTCCTCATTCCTTACATGAGATCGAAGAAAGTTTACTTCAAGGCTCAAGGGTTAAAACCGAATACAGAGCACTTTGCCTTCTTTAATGGTGTCAGTGTTGCTGATTGGGTTCGCGAGGAATCCTTTGTCAGATACAGTTCTACTACTGAAGATTTTGGTAATGTTTATCAAAAGGCAACTGAGCATCCTGAAGGCAAGAGTTCTTTAATCTCAGATGCTGAAGGCAGAATTGAGGGATCATTCTTCATTCCTTCTACTAATGCAATTAAATTTAGGACTGGATCAAAGATTCTTAAGCTTCTTGATATTACGGCTGATAATGAGGACAACGCAACCTCGTTATGTCAAGATATCTTTACCTCAACAGGTGTTCTTGAAGTAAGAGAAAGAACACTTAAAGTAACACGAGAGATTGATGTTCAAACTGTTATTGTTAAGAAGAAGTCAGTGTTCTGTTTCTGGGACCCGCTTGCTCAATCGTTCTTTGTATCACAGACAGAGAATCCTTCGGGCATCTTTGTAACAAGTGTCGACATATTCTTTAGAACGAAAGCTCAAACTGGCGGGCAACCTGTACAGGTTCAAATTCGCGGAGTGGAGAATGGTACACCTTTAGCGTATCCAATTCCGGGTGCAGTTAAGTATCTATCCCCTTCAGAAGTATCAATTCCAGGGGATTTAGAAGATATCGCTAGCGTAAGGGCAGCTCCAACAACATTTACATTTGACGAGCCAATTTATCTGGCACCTGGCCAAGAGTATGCAATTGTTGTAGCAGCAGAGACAACAGACTATACAGTTTATGTTGCCAAGACATATGATTTTGTTCTTGGATCAACAGACGCGAGAGTATCGAAGCAACCAACTCTTGGTTCATTGTATAGATCGCAAAACGGTACTACTTGGACACCAGATCAGAACAGAGATTTGATGTTTAGAATTAATCGTGCTGAATTTAGTAGCTCAGGTGATGCTTACCTAACCAATGCACAACCATCTTTGTATTTACTTGGTAGTGATCCAATTCTAACTGATTCGGGTTCTACTACAATTCGTGTGTTCCATGAAGGTCACGGATTTGTTAAGAATGATACAGTCGCTTTGTATGGCTTAGATTCAGGATCAACATATGCAGGAATCTCTGGCGCTTCGATACTTGGTGATAGAACAGTTGTTAATACAGACTGGACTGGTTACACCTTTGCAGCTGATTCAGCAGCTACTGGATCGATTCGGACAGGTGGAACAAACGTCAAGGCTACTCAGCAATTTATGTTTAATGAGTTCTTCACTTCAGTACAAACCTTGACACCTAACAATACAGGTATCTCTGGTAACATTAAGTTGACCAGTGGGGCTTCTTGGGCCAGTGATCGTAATGAAGCAACAAATTCTGCTTATAGTGTGGCCTCTTCTTTCACCCCTATTATTATCAATGAGGTCAATGGAACGCAGGCTCCTAAGTTAATCCCCAACTCAAAGAACCAAGTTGCTGATGCGGCTACAATTAAGTTGACATTGTCGACAAGTGATACTAAAGTATCACCAATTCTGGATCTTCAAAGAGCTTCGATGACATTTATTGAAAACTCAATTGATAAGCAAGATTCATCTTCAACTTCTGGTTTCAATGTGCCAATTTCAATTGTCGATGAAACCGATCCATACAATGGTTCATCTGCTTCGAAGCACATTACAACAGTTGCAACGTTGGCAGAAGAGGCAGTTGGTATTAAGTTGTTCTTTGCAGCATACAGACCATCTGCAGGTAACTTCAAGGTATACTATAGAACTTCAACTAATGCTGAAACAATTAGAGATACTAGTTGGCAGCTCGCTAGCGCTACAACTACTGTACCTTCTGATGAGGTATTAGTGTTCAGAGAGTATGAGTACTTGATTGGTGGTGAAGGTGGTCAATTGCCAGCATTCACATCATTCCAGATTAAGATTGTAATGGAATCCACAAGTACTTCATACATTCCAGTATTGAAGGACTTGAGGGCCATTGCACTTGCAGTATAAGGAAGTGGAAAATCTTTCGGGTTATGTAAGAGATGTTGAAACAAATGTTGTTATCAATACAAATAAAGCTGAAATTGAAGCTGCCCGAAAGAGAAAACAGTTAATGAGGCAGCAAAAAGAACAACAGCTGGTACTTGCTGATGAGGTCGAGGATCTTAAAAGTGAGATAAAGGAAATCAAAGATTTGTTGGTGCAATTAGTCAATGGCAATAACAACAGTTAGTATAACTGACTCTTTAGGGAAAGTTGTCGAGGACGTAAACTCGATTTCTACCGATTTAGGAGACGTAGAGTTAGTCGTTGGCGACAGCAACACTGTTGATGCTATTAATCGTTATTATAATAGGTTGATTAGATTCAATGAATCAGCTGAACAGTTCGAGTTAATTAGAACATCTGCTTTCAGTGCAACCTCTAGCAACAATGGAACAATTGTATATACTGATGGATCAGGAGCAATAACATATACTGGGGCTAGTGCTGGTGAAGTCAGAGCTGAGTTAGTTACTGGTATTGGTTTAGAATTTTCGGCTGGGGCTTTATTATTAGATTCAAGTAATCCTATTGCCAATGCAGGATTTGCAGATGGATCATTCACGTTGGTAAAATTAGACTCCGCGGAAAGTTTCACGATATTTGATAGTGATGGGTCGGTAATCAAAACCATCAATAGCCCTAAGCTGTAACGAGGATAAAAATGGCAATTACAACTATAAACTTATCTGATAATTTTGTATCTCATGTTAGAAAAATTAACGAGATATCTGGTAATGTTGGAGATGTATCCACATTGCTGACAGGTGACTCTGATGTTGTATCTGCCATCAATACTCTTAAAACATTACTTGCTGATTTTGATGATTCCGCTGACATAGTTGGTATTGCTCGTAGTGCAATTTCTATTATTAATGCTAGTGGGGATGGATCTGTTAGTTATGACTCAGATACAGGTGTAATAACGTATACGGGCCCATCTGCAGCTGAAACCAGAGCTCATTTTGTAAGTGGCCCTGGTGTCACATATGACTCCACTGCAGGAAGGTTTTCTGTAACTAATGGTGTGATAACAAATGCAATGATTTTGGACAGTAGTCTTACCTCATCCAAATTTGCAAACAGAGTAACATTAAATATTCTAGCCTCTGATGGCTCAGTATTGAAAACTCTTTATAGTCCAGGTTCATAGTATGGCCGTAAGAAATCCAGTTTATGTTACAAGTGGTGGACAAATTAGAGAAATGTCCACTAGTGATGTTGAGAATGTTCAGGCCAGAGCTCGTTACTTGTATTCTCTTAATCCGTCTGTAACATTAGATTATGTTTCCGATACTGGTAGTTTGGATGCAATAAGTGATACGAGATATAAGGCTGGTGTGGCTAATGTATCCGCTACATCAGATCCAGGGGCTGGTTCATCGGCTGATCCAACGACGACATCAATATCATGGGATAAAATTGATCAATCAAGTGCCAGTGTTAGTCAGATTACAAATACAGACAATATTTCTCTACCTTTATATAAAGATGGTAGTAATGATCTCCGTGCGATGACAATTGCTGATTTCTATGACACATTTGTCTTTCCCGCCGTCTCCACATTAACAGTTGGTTCAACAGGAGCTCAACAAGGCGGAACATATTTTATCTCAACAAGCACATCCGTCGATGGAAGCACATTGGTTAATGCTAATCCAGTATTCAGGGATACAAGAATTGATCAGGATGCGTTTACAAGAACTGGGATTCCAGAGACACCCGATCAACCAGAAACGATTACAAACTATTATTTGCATAGAATTAATGGTGTGGAAACAACAATAGAAAGACCGATGCTTGCTTTATCAAGCGGTAACATTCAAAGGTTTGGTGGAACGAATTTTGATAATGTTTTGCAGAATGCTATTAGATATGCGACAACAAATGAAACAGGTTATCAAATTACATATAACATTAATGGATCTGGAAATAATAGAGGAACAGGGATGGCAAATACCATTCTTACCGATGTAACATTTACAGAATATTACTACAAGGCTAATGTAAATTCATATGCAAGACAACAATTTGTAACGGGTACGCCTTCAACGGCAGATACATATTTCTTAAAGATTAATCAGGTGTAATTATGGAATTTAACAAAGACAATATTGTTAGTGCTGCATTCAGCGGTAACGAAAGAAATGTAGTAGAAGTTGTATACACGGGCGATGATGGTGTCAATAGACCATATTATATCGAGGTCAATCCTGAGGACGTCCAGTTTCAACAACTGTTAGAGATTGTAACAATTGATGACATTGAAGCCCAAACAACTGATAGAGTCAGGGGGTATGAGGATGTTCTTTCGAAGCTGTTTACTAAATACGGACAGAACACAGAAGCTCAAGAAGATGACTACAGCGACCTTGTCGACAAAATCTCTGCTTTATTCATGGATTATGACCCGAATAATGATAAGCACTCGGAAATTTTATTTGGTCTAAAAATTAATGCATTTGAGGATGAAAGAATCTCTGAGGCCTCAGATGACAATAAAGAATTAGTCAGACTAGCAGAAACTCCATTAGAGTTGGCTGCTGTGATCGATATGATTGTTAACGTCGCTGAAATGGACTAATTTTATATCAGGATGATACTTGTCTAAGTGAACATATGGTAAAGGGGACAAAGCATTAATCTTGGCTTTGAACTCTTTATTATTACTCATTCTGCAACACCATGTTTCCGGTAAGTACTTGATTTTCAATCTCTTCTTAGCCATCATCTCAACAAAGTTCTCCTCCCCATTAATTGGGCCCGGTTTGATTTTATTCTTAATAAAATATTCCATCCAATATCTTGGTGACTCGATAAGTTTATCAAAGATGTATTTTGTGTCGCTTGGATAAAATTTGTAGAACACCCCATTGAGTTCTGTTGCTGCTTCAGGATCCCACCACTGCTTGACCGTCAAAAACTCACCGCGCTCTATTGGATAGTTGAAAATCTCTATATAATCATTAATCAAAAGGATATCAATGTCAATGACGCATATTGGTTCATTATAGTCCAGTGCAAAAAAGTTTAACTTATTCCACTGCAACCACAGATTATTTTGTTGTTCGTTTAAGAACTTTATCTCAGGCAATTTGCTTTTAAGGTAATCCTCGTATTCAGGTCCATACCTGTTTCCAATTCTTACTGCTCTAATTTCCACAACTTCTCTACCTGAGGATAAAGTTTAATAGCATCATGAATGTCAAGATTGGTTGGGTCACCTGGATCTGTATTAAATAGGCAGATTATTTTATCTCCTCTTACTATATGCTTACTAATATCATGTGGCCACTGACACCCTCTGTTAAAAGAATAATACATCGATGAAGGAACAAAATCAAATAAATCAAGATGTCGGGTTGTAATAAAGTTGTCAGATCCACCCCGAAAACAAAAATAGATTCGTTGCCAATTCTCCACTAGATCGTCCCATATCGGTTTTGTTTGTTCACCTTGCCACATATAAAAACCACCATTATTTCTGGCACCATATCTTCTTTTCCATTCAGGCTCTCTTTCCCAATCCATATTATGCCACCATGATCTTCCAGTGATTGGTTTATCATTGAACAAATCTAGTAGAGGTCTCATACTATTATGAATAATCAGATCCAGGTCCAAGGCAATTTTAATATCATTCTTCTTAAGGAAATCAGGGTTGAAGTAGTTTAGTTTAGGTCTATCCCATAAGGTATCTCTAGTGTACTTCGGTTCATTCTCTGGTAAATCATTGGAGAAGGGGATGTGTTCAATCCACGGGAGCATACCATCCGTATTATCGGTTTGACAATAAAACTGAAACCTACTTGGAAGATATTTGTCGACCATATCATGCAACCGGTTGACATACTCGATTGGATACTTGTCTCCCCACTTGCTACACACTACATGAATCATTTTCTTCCAATTATCATATATCGTTTGTGATAATTATCGTACTCATGAAAGTCTATCTCACCTTTATAGTCTATTTGACTTATTCCTGTTTGTTTAACAAATTCTTCCAGGGAGTCAACACAATTGATATGGGCTGGTTCTTCTCTAAAATTATTAGACTGGAATACACACAGACCATTAAAATTATAATCTTTCATTGGCCACATGTGTTCACAAGAGGTGTTGATGATTATATCACCTTTGATCTTTGGCCAATCGAAGTTGATATCGTAATGGTGAGTTTTAATATTGTAATCTCTGAAAAGATCATTGGCTATCTTCAGAGCTTCCATATCATAATCCACCAGATGAATTGTTTTAATATTTGGAATTTTATTGTATAATAGGTATACAAGAATTGTACCATACCACGATCCAAGAATCCACACTTCTTTATCTTTTACATTGCAGATGCTGTGCATCATTAATCTTTCTACTAACCACGATTTGGCATACACTTGGTTTTTTGAAAATGATTGAGAAAAATCCTTGACTCTGTGAGGATAATCGTGGTATAATAAATGAATGATCCGAGTCCATTCCCAAAAAGGGATTGGAATCCTTTTCATCGTATTAGTTAAATCCATGTTTTCCTTCCCCATCATATGACATAATATAAACATCAGCATCTGGGTTACATCGATACGATGCGACTAGTCCAACATCAAAGAATGATAGACTTTTGATATGTCTGTGTTCTAAGTACGTATCAATTCCATTGAATAGACTCATTATCTTTTCATAATTATTAATAAAATCGTTCCATATATGGTGAGTGCATGTACTCCACGACATAACAGAAGAGTTAATTGAACAGTACTTGTATCTGTCCCCGATTGTATTTTTATTCAACTGATCCAAGTCTTCCCAATCTGTACGAAGCAAGGTCATACCATTCTTCGGTTTAAAAATTCCATCTATTGGTTTTCTGATATCAATATCCAAATCAAGAAATGTCCCCTGCGGAAAGTTATAGTGAAATAAATACATTTTCCACCAGACACCATGCAAAGGCAGATCAGGAAGAGTCATATAATTACCGTTCAGTCCAGTGGGATCATCAGTTAAGCACATGATCCCTGGAATATGATCTCTCAGACGATTAACATGATTGGCAGTATACTTATCACCGACTTTTAAGCAGTAGAACATTTTCCGCAGATATCATTACATTTGTGAATTTTAAATTGATCTCTTTTTTCAAGGAATGTGTCCCACCAAGGATCGTCTACGACGGCTTGAAGGCCTCTTTCCTTTGCATTGAATATTTCAATATCCACAGACCCATATAACTCAAAGATATCGTCTACAGCTGGAATCCCTTTGAGTTCAATGAGATCCTTTTCCTGAACCCCATGAACTTTCATATGTTCACGCTTATACTTCATCATAAAATATCTCTCATCCAAAAAACAACAGGGAACAATATATCCATCACAATGAATATGGACTTCCCTGGCTTCCTCCGAGATACACTTAATTATATCATAATTTTCATTATTTGTAAACAGGTTATAGCTAGCACCTCTGGTTGTATACAACTCTTTGATCTCATTAGGTGGACTTATATCCATAATTGGCGTTCGGGTTGAGGTGATTGGACTGAATCTTGTGAAGTGGTACTTTTTTGCCATTTCCCTAGCCTGATCGACATATTCGTAATTGTGATCAAACATGATATATTGCCAGCAAACCTCCACATTGTACATTCTTAATATTTGAGCATTTCTTAATGCGACATCAAAGTCTGTGTGAACTCTATAAGCAGCGTGCATTTCTTGATTGATGCCATCTAAACCAAATGTAACTTCTACTCGACGAGGAGCCTTCGCCAATAGTTTTCCTAAACGATGCCACCATGATACAGGTTTCTTCATAGCTCCGTTGGTTGCAATAAAGATATCAGCCTTGTTAGCATATTGGAAAAAGTATTCTAGTATTGGAAATAACTCGGATGCAAGCAGGGGATCTCCATATCCCCCACAAATAGAAATTGTTAAAATTAAGTTGTCTTTGAAAAACTGTGGGGGAACAATCTTTTGAATATCTTCTAAGGTCAGTTCTTCAAGCTTAAGCCAATCCCATCCTTTATTAGTTTCTGCATTTGTTCTTGGGCATTGGGGACAAGCAGCATTACATCGAGTTGTTAATCCCATATCCAAACGGTTTAGTTTATACATTTAAAACTTTCTCAGCAAATTCATTGTTTCTATCTCTAAACTCTTGTAATCGATCAACAGAGGATTCTAAAATTGTATAGTCAATTTTATTCAAAACATCAGCTGATTTTTCTTTAACGTAAAAGTTGCTGGTAGGTAGTTCTAGTCCAAACATTCTTAACACACTGATAAATTTAGTAGAGTATCCAAACGGAATAACCCTTCTCTTTGATAACAGAGCCCAATAGATCCCATGATAACTATTAGTAACAATAGTTTCACTTTGTCTCCATGCATCTAAAAAGGTATTTAGGGAACAATTGTTATATAGGGCATGAGGATGGTTTACTGGGTGTGAAGCATTTAAATAGTAAAGAGTCTCGTTTCCCACTGGTTCACTAGTGATATCATTGTTCATACAACTGACACAAGGAAGGAAAAGGTACTTATCAACAAAACACTCATCTCTGATTCCAGCAACAGTGAATGGGAGTTTGTGGATTGTGTATTCGACTTTACTTTTAATAGATAACCCAACTGACCACAATATAGTATTTTCAGAATAGGATTCCAGAATAGGATAACTTCCCCCACCCAATATGTTTAACTTATCTAGGTTGTTAAAATATAGATGGGGATCACTAATATCGTCTCCAAGATTAAGACCGGGCGACCTTGGATCTACTCTCATAATTGATCAAAAGCCCACAATCTTTCTTTGCACCACCAACATAAGCCACAATGGCCATAACCTGGATCACCATGATCTTCAGCTTGATGTTCACAACTCCTTGTTACAGGAAATAGTGTATCCAACAGGCCGAGTTCTTTGTATTTAGTTGCAATCCAACGTTTATCATAATTTGTGAATGGTTGAATGATGAATGGTTGTATCTCTAAATTTCTGGTTTCGTTCGGGTCTCTCTGAGACTCTTGACCGGAAATCATATCAATTGTACCTGCCGGCGGATTTGCTGTAACACCTGTATATAAGTATCGCATCTCTCCACTGTTGAATTTTTGTATCAGTGGCCTCATTATAGTTTTTATGTCCCCAGAACGTTGATAAAAAACCTGATGGGTAACTTGATAGTTATTTGTCAGCTCCATACATTTTTGTATTACATTGACACTCGTTATCGCGTTCTTGTACAATGTCTTCTCTGAAGCTGTTGTGTATACGTTAACTGGTTTGTTTTTTAATAACAAATAATATAATACTAGTGCGCTATCTACACCACCAGATACAATTATTGAATAACTATCACCCTTATAAGGAAAACTATACACCTAACACCTTCTTTATCTCAGAAACATAATAATCAGAGGCGACATCAACTATTTCAAAATTATTTAACACATATTGCTTCTGTAAGTCTGGTTTATGTCTACACTGTATAAATTGTTTCAATATGTTGTCATTATTGCAATAGTCAGCTACAGTTATTGAATTATCAAATCTCTTATTACAAACTTTATCATTAACCAGTGTCTTGGTGTCAGGATTCATTCCTAATGTGTCAGACTCAAATATCATTGTTCCTAATTCGCCGTTTCTCTCAAACAAAGCTTCCGGTTCTGCAGAACATAGTATGAACGGTGTTCCTATCAACGTAGACAATAATATTTGACCACCCCTTTCCGTCACAAGACACTTACATCGAGAAAGAAGATCGATTTGATCTGCTATTGTCATCCCATATTTTATCGTTTTGACCTGCAAGCCCAATTCACAAGCTTGATCGATGATCGGACTCATGTCTGCAGGCAACATCCAATCTTTATTTCTACTCTCTTTCACACATATGAAGTTTCCATCCCCTCTCCATCTTGTTTCCGTCTGCCAGATGTGTATAGGTGCTCTCAGTGGCTTGAATGAGTCTGTGAGGTTATCTTCGAAATCATTGTACTCAAAGAACACATAATGTATAGGATTGTATACCTTAAGCTCATGGACCAAAGCAATCATTGATTGTAAAGTCGTTTCTTTATCATCAGTGTTGAACTTTGTTTTAACTTCTCTAGGAACACAAATACCAATTCTAAATTCTTTGGTATAGTTGAGTAGCTTAAGTTTTATAAGAACCTCTGAAATATTAATAATAAATTCACCAAGCTTATGAAAATCATTACCATACACAATCTCGTTAGAACTTTCTAAATTAAATGGTTCTTTAAATTTTATTTGACTATTGTCTTTGTAGACAGAATACAGTATATTCATATCTTTTCCATATTATGGATTAATGTATTTACTGTCTCGTCATTAATAGAAATGTTGAATACTATCATCATTGACTCATTATAAGAGAAGAAATGATGCATCATATTTGTATCAATGAAATAAGCCTGGCCATGATTCCAGTGCTGTAGTTTTTCGTCAATAAAGAAGTATGTTGTTGGAGGATTACAACCATATATTGGCACAAGTATTCTAAAACAATTAAGATTGTGAGAGGGTAAAACAGGATCCCGATGTGGAGGAAAATACCCCCCTTCTTGCATTTTTAAAATGTGAGACCTTGCAAGATGGGAATGGAACTCTTTCGAAATATCTCTGATTTCTTTTGATTTAAAAAACACATCAGTAAATTGATTGAAATCCTCATCATTGAGGTTTGTGTTATTTTTTTGATTATATTCTAGTAAAGATTCTAAATCAAGTGAAGGATATTTTTTATTGTGAGTTATTGATAACCCAAGCCTGGGAATGGGTACTTGTTTTGTTGTATTATAGATTGACCACTTGAATGAGGATATTTCGTTCAAAAGTTTAGCTGGGTCTAACTTTAACTTGAGAGGAATTACTCTACCAAATTGAGTGATATCACTGTACACTAGAGACAATTTTTACTAACTCCTCGTAGGGCAAATCAAAGAACGATATTTTAAATAACAACCTATCTGTGTCAGAATTGATCACACCATGTCGTTTTTGGGTATTCAAAATTGCAGTTGAGTAAAAATAGTCTACGTCCTCAACTGTGACAGGAGCACAATTGTTGTTTAGAATTACATTGACTGAACACGTTGTATGGTTATCCACATGCATTTGCAAACTTGTATTTTTTTTAAGAATATAGTATCTGCAGGAACCGCTATTACTAATGTTATAGAAATCTAAGAACCTCTGTGTTTCCTTTTCTCCTACTTTCAGATTAGTCTCTTTAATTATTCTCCAGTTGTCTGCGGCCGCAGAATATCTATTGTCCGTATAGGCCTTACTATGACCTTTAAGATGTTCTATCTCTGTCAGTAACAAGTGTTTGTTGAACAGGTAATTTATCTCATGTACTGGTTTCATCTAAACTCTCTAAGAACGCCTGTTTGTTTATCAACCAAAATGTTTGTTCATGACCGCGATAGTTTGTTTTAAATACATCTTCTGCTATTCCCATCTCTTTCCATATAGGCATAAAGATATTATGAACCAACCGTTGACTGGCTACTTTACTTTTATTAGTAGAAATGTAACAATTTCCTTCAACTGAGTTAAGACAAGCAGGAGCAAGATACCTGGATGTGAGATGCTTATGTTTTCTAACCGAATCTCTACTGATTACTCGTTCGGGACTTTCAATCAAAGCAGTTCTACACAATATTCTGTACCCCTTAGGATCAATATCAAAAATGCTATGAAGAGATGTAAACCCAATTGGATCTAAATCACGATATAGAACAAACCCTTTCCATACATTTTCATTCTTCAATTGATTGACCATCACTTCTTGGTTAATGTTGTTCATGTATTGTTTAGCTAAAGCCTTTTCATAAAACGTGCTCAAGTTTAAATTTTGGCGCCACTGTACTATTTTATACATTATGTTTACTTTTACGGAAACTTGCAAACATATTTATTATAAATAAAACCATAGGCAGGGGCAATAACGTCCGACAAAGAAATAACCGAGGTATTTCATGGCCGCTTACGAAGAATTTACAATAGATCAGGGAGCTGATCTAGCAGTCGAATTGCATCTAATAAATGTAGATGGCTCTGTCAAAGACCTCACTAACCATCTCGTGTCAGCTAAACTAAAGAAAAATTATAACAGTGATAGCTCCGACACAACTAATTTCTCAACTTTGGTTGCTACTCCTCCTACAAACGGAGTCATCACACTTTCTTTAACAAATACACAAACGGATGCGTTAACCAAAGGAAGATATGTTTACGACGTGGAAATTTCTTATACAGACAGTGACGATAATACTATCATTGAGCGTATTTTAGAGGGCCGAGTGCAAGTGGCTCCATCTGTCACGAGGTAGCGATGTCAGAAACAATATCAACCACCATAAAATCTAGAACTATTGTCAAGAAGATTGTAGTTGGTACTCCTGTTAGAAGCGTGACAGGGGCACAGCAGAGCATTACTTCGATTACTGATTTGGAAACTACTGGTAAACAGCATCTTGACATCTTTGTCTATGATTCCAACACCGGTAAGTATACTTCGTCGCGACTTGCAATCGGTGGTGAGATTAATGAAACATATGATAGTGCTACTAATACACTTTCGATTAATCTTCCAGAGTTGGCGACAGCTGGTAGTTATGGTAGTCCTAGTGAAATAGCTGCATTTGAAATTGATTCGTTTGGTCGTGTCATTACAGCTGCTGAGTACTTAATTAGTGATATTATTGACTCCGATTATATCAAAGCTCGACGAAATTTTGATTCTATAGACGTAGATCTGATTCCAGATGTCGATAGTGTTAGATCTCTTGGTAGTCCACTTAACAGATGGAAAGATCTGTGGCTGACAGGAAATACACTTTACATTGGTAGTATAGCATTAAAGGATGTTAATGGCACATTGACCTTTCAACGGGTCAATCGTTTTGGTATTGTCGAAGAAGAGGTTGGTTCAATTTCGTCGGCCGGCGTTGATGCAGCTCAGAACCTGAGTAGTGTGGTTGACGAGGATTTTAGTGGGATTACAGAAGAGATTCTTGATACGTTCTCCACTATTACACAGCGTTCAGCCAAATATTTTATTCAAATGGAGCAGAATACAACTAATCAATTTGGTGCAGCTGAAATTTTATTGATTCATGATAGTTCAAATGTGTATTTGCAAGAATTTGCTAAAATGTTTACAGGGGATGATTTGGGTTCCTTTGATGCTATCTTAGACTCTAATAATGATCAGGTAAAGTTACTATTTACACCTAGTGCATCCAATGTTTCTGTCAAAGCCAAAAGATTGATTAGCGGGATATAAATGTTTTTACCTAAATGTAAATTACAACAGTCAAGGAGTTTATTGTGGCAGCAATAAGGAAACCCTTTAAAATTGAAGGTGGACTTGTTGTCACTGATTCAGCTACAATTGTTGGGTTATTATATCCGACGACTGATGGAACAAGTGGACAAGTTCTATCTACTGATGGTAATGGGAATCTAACATTTACCAACGTGACCGCTGATGATGCAGACACATTAGATGGTTTTGAAGGTACCTACTATTTAGACTATAATAATTTTACTAATACACCAGCAGTTCTTGACAGTGTTTCATTTGCAGATCTAACAAGTACACCGACTACTCTATCGGGCTACGGAATTACAGATGCGTTCAATGGTGATTTTGACAGTCTTTCAAACACACCTACAACCCTAAGCGGCTACGGTATTACAGATGCCCCTGCAGATTTAACCGATTTAGGAATTAGTGACGGTACAGATGGTCAAGTCCTAACCACAGACGGACTAGGAAACTTTACCTTTGCCACATTATCTGGTGGTAGTGGAGATTCTCTCTTAGATCATACACCCGGGATTACTACTGCATCAAGTGCCCTAATTGTTGATTCAAATAAGAAACTAAACGAGTTACTTGTCGACAATATTACAATTGATGGAAATGAAATCGCATCAACGAACACTGATGGTAATGTTAGTATTAATCCAAACGGATCTGGAACTGTTGATGTTAATAGTTCAAGAATTGTAAACATCTCGTCTCCAACCGACACAGATGATGCTGCAACAAAAGGTTATGTTGACGGGATCACTGGTGGTGTAGGGATTACACTAAGCACAACTGGGGATACGGGAACAGGATCCATATCACTTGCAAACTCAGATATGACTTTCAGTGGTGTCGGATTGACAGCAACAGTCAGCGGAGTAGAGGTTTCTTATGCTCTGGATGCCAGCGGTGTTACTCCAGGTCAATTTGGTTCAACAAGTGCAATTCCTGTTGTTACTGTTGACTCTACAGGTCTTGTAACAGATATTTCAACAGTTGGTGTTGCCCAGGCAATTGACTCTGCTGGTATAATCGAACTTGCGCGCAGTAGCCACAGCGTAGAAGATCAAGGTGGTGATGGTGCATTCCGTTACGATTCAGCTTCTGGTAAATTTACTTACACAGGACCAAGCGCTACTGAAGTAAGAGCTCATTTCTCTGGTGGAACTGGTGTTACGATCACAGACGGTGAAATTGCAATCGGACAATCTGTTGCAACAAACGCGGGCGTAACATTCGATTCAATCACAACAACTGGATCAGTCCTTATAGGCACAAACCTTACGGTTGATGGTGACTTGAGTGTTAATGGTGGAACAACTAGTGTCAGTACCATTTCATATGTAGTAACAGATCCACTATTCCATCTTGCTGATAGTAACGAATTTTCTGATGTGGTTGATATTGGTTTTGTTGCTCACTACTCCCCCGATGGTGGAGTTACAAAGAGACACACTGGTTTCTTCCGCGATGCATCCAACTCACAGTATTATCTCTTTGCTGGACTAATTGACTCAGCCCTTGATTCGGCTATACCAACTAACGTAATTGACAGAAATGGTACTGGCTTTGCGTTATCAGATCTTAATGTTGGTAATATCTACGCGACGAACTTACAAGGTGATACACTAGTAGGTGATTACCAAGGATTTGATTCAGATTTCAGCGCTAGATCCACTTCTGATTTAACCGAAGGATCTAATCTTTACTATACAACAGCTCGAGTCGATTCTGATGTTACTGCTCTTGTTAATAAGACGTTTGTTGATAATCTAAATATAGATGCTGATACCCTTGATAATCAAAATGGTACATACTATTTAGATTACGCAAACTTTACAGGTACGCCGAATATACTGGATTCGGCAAACGTATCAAGTATTATTGTAAACACAGACCTTATTGATTCAGCTGACGTTGCTGCAATCATTGCGGATGAGGTTGACTCAGCCTACGTGCAATTGCATGCAGTCGGTTTGAGTTATAATATTTTAACAGGTAGACCAAATGTCCTTGATTCAGCCGACGTGTCGCTGATTGCAGGAAGCATTTCTGGCCTGGATTCAAATGGTGTGAGTGCATTAGTTGATTCAGATTATGTTCAACTCCATGCAACTGGCTTAGATTATTATCTATTATCTAGTAGACCAACAACAATTAACGGTGGGACATTCTAGTCATGGTTGATATTTCAACAATTATTTCGAAAAATTCAAATACTACCGGCAGTGAACCCGGTCTAGGGGATCTTGTTTTAGGTGAATTGGCCGTTAATACCTATGATGGCAATATATTCTTAAAACAAAATAAATCTGGTGCAGAAGAAATTCTTAAATTTGTTTCACATGCACCAGTTGAAAATACATTATATGTTCAAAAAGCCGGCAGTGATAGTAATGATGGTACTAGCTTTGATAGGGCATTTGCAACAATTGAAGCAGCTGTGACCGCAGCTACAACAAGAGCTGAGTTAACAGTAATTCATATTGGTCCAGGTACCTATTATACTCAAGGGCATATTGATATGCCTGATGATTGTATTATTCATTCAGATTATCGAGCATGTGTTATTAAACCAGAGGCAGGATATGAACAAAGAAATGTTTTTCGCATGGGATCGGGTTGCTTCCTCCAAGGTCCGGTCTTCGAAGGATTTCAAATCGATGATATTGACAACCCAACCGAAGGATTTGCAGTTGCTTTCAGACCAGGCGCTGTTATCAGGAGAACGCCGTACGCCCACAAAATCGCGGTAAGATCTACATTTCCTTTCTATGTTGCTCCACCATTAGACAGAGAAAATGCTAACCCGTTTGTCACAAGGGGTGGTGGTGTTTGTTTAGCAGACGGTGCAGTTATTTCACCGTATTCAGTCTATCCAAACTTTATGACTTGGGGTGCAACTCCAACAACTCAAAATGGTATGGGGTATGTTGCAAAGAATGGCGCATTAATTAACGCGGTTAACGCAATTAGTATCTGGGCTCATAAACATTTTACTGCATTATCTGGTGGCCAGATTATTCTTTCATCTTGTTCAACACAATTTGGTGACTATACCTTAGTCGCTGATGGATCCAGAAATAGAGTTGATCCAGAAAAATTAGGCTATACAGTACCAAGGGATTCTACTGCAGGTGTTGCAATCATGGATTCAGATTTCCTGGCTGGCTTAAAAGATGATGTGTGGAACTACCTAGACTCAGAAGGATATACAACAGGTTGGACTGAGGCTGATGAATTGTATACTCGCCGTGATACAGGAACATTGGTGCAATCAATCAGTTGGGTTTTAAGAACACAGAACGAGCAGCCATGGATTGATACTATCGAGGGATTCTTTGATCGAGTCGGTCTTACTATTATCGACTCTGACAAAACAAATGCATATATTGCATCATGGGATTTCATAGATTCTGCTCTTGGTACTGAAACCGGTGCTGGAGCGGATTCTGATATTCATCAAATGTTCACTACACTAAAAAATACAATAAATAGTCCAACACTAATTAAAGAACCTTCGACAATTACAGCAATTGGTCATACATTTAATTCTACAATGGCTGGTGTTGCATTAACTCAAATACCGCCGGCGGCAAATAAGACGACAATTGAAGAAAGTATTTTAGAACTTGATGGTGGTGTTGTGATTGCATCGGGTCAGGATGATGAAGGTACTGCATTATTTATTGGTGGTATGAAAATTGATGCTGACACAGGTGAGCTTTCGGGCCCTCCGTTTGAATCAGCAGTACGAAGAATTGCCACTCGTACTGCTTTATCTACGAATTTTTAGGAGAATAGAAAATGGCAAGAATTACATGTAGGACTCCATCAACTGGTAAATCACTTATTCTTACTCAGAGTGATGTAAGTGATTCTTTTATTACATTAATTGAAGCTCCTGATTTTTCAATTCCAGATACGTCAAATAAGTTTACGGAAAGAGATTCTGCAGATAACACACGAGCAATTCGACCAGGTGAGATTTTCTTTTTAACACCAATGGCGTGTAAGAATAAATCAACTGATTCTGATTTATGGTTAGATACTGTATTGGTTACAGAGGGTGGTGATTCGATCGAATTTGGTAGAATTGAAGTACCTGCAGGGGATACAGGATTTGTTCCACTTCAGGGTAGAAGTATTGTAAAGAGATCGCCCGCTGCAGCACAAAATGGTGATAGAATACAAATTAAAGCTCAAGTAGCTAATAAATTTGATGTCTGGGTATCAGCAGAAGAAAAATTGGCTAGTGAACACACTGGAGTAGAATAATGGCTTTTGGTACACTACTTTCAGGTAAAACTAAAACAAAAACAGCTGATCAATTAGATTCAAATCGCTATGATTTTTTAACAATTGATCAGGCTGAACCTAATTTTGGTGTACCGAATTCCGATAATTCATTTATTCTATCTGATGCAGACGGTACTCGTAAGTTCTCGAGAGCAATTCAACAGATACGTGGATACTTTAGTGCTGATGGTGACTTAACATACGATTCGTCAACTGGTCAATTCTCAATTAATGTTGAAGAAATTTATACAAAAGCAAATTTTGATTCTGATTTTAATCAAGCACTTGACGAGGCTGCATTAAATGGTGTTGGATTATCTTACGACTCAGCCACAAATACTCTTTCTATTACAGCAACTGGTGTAGTTGCTGCCACATACGGATCTGCTTCTGAAGTTCCTGTCATTACTGTTAATGCACAAGGACAGATTGATTCAATTGGAACTATTTCTGTTGCAGGAATATTATCAACTAGTTACGATTCCGCAACTGGTGTCTTTACAATTAATACTGCGGATGGAAACTCCTTTGATACTACGTTCCATGATTCAGCTGACCGTATTGCGGAGATTCGCAATGCACTGAGTGCCGGTGGTGACTTGACATATAACTCATCTACTGGTGAATTTTCCATTGATGTCGAGCAGATTTATACTAAAGCAAATTTTGATTCTGACCTTGGGGATGCAAATACTGGACAATTGCCAGAAGGATCAAATCTTTATTATACGACAGCTCGCGCTGATTCTGATTTTGATATAAGGTTAGCAACTAAATCTACATCAGATGTATCTGAAGGAACTAACCTTTACTATACAACGGCTAGATCTGACTCTGATTTTGATATCAGACTTGCAACTAAATCAACAACTGATCTTGTAGAAGGATCAAATCTTTTTTATACAAGAAATAGATTTGACTCGGCACTTGGTGACGCGACTTCTATTACATCAATACGTGGATACTTTAGTGCTGGTGGCGACTTAACTTATGATTCTGCGACTGGTGTATTTAGTATTGATGTTCAATCATATGAACGAATCAACTTTGATTCCGACTTTAATGTAGGACTTGATGAAGCAGGATTAAATGGTACCGGATTATCCTATGACTCTACCACAAATACTTTAAGTATTACTAACACAGGTGTATCCGCTGGAACTTATGGTTCAACTACTCAGATACCAGTCTTTACTGTTAATGCTCAAGGTCAAATTGATTCTGTTGGTGAAGTGCTTGTTGCGGGTATATCCTCAACTAGCTACGATTCTGCGACTGGTGTCTTCACAATTAATGCCGCGGATGGTAATTCGTTTGTAACAACTCTGCACGATTCAGATGACCGCATTTCTGAAATTAGAAATGCATTGAGTGCTGGCGGAGATTTAACGTATAATTCATCAACTGGTCAATTCTCAATTGATGTAGAACAAGTTTATACTAAGGTCAACTTTGATAGTGATCTTGGATTAGCTTTATCAACTGATGCTGTTACAACATCTGATCTTACAGAAGGCAACAATCTTTATTATACAACGACTCGCCATGATTCTGATTTTGACGCTCGACTTTCAGGTGGAACAGGTGTTACAGTTTCCGCCGGAGAAGTTTCAATTGGTCAAGCAGTGGGGACAGGTGATTCGGTACAGTTTAATTCTGTTACAACTACAGGAAATATTATTATTGGAGGTAATCTCCAAGTTACTGGTACAACTACTACTGTCAACTCTGAAGACTTGAATGTCACAGACAACATGATCTATATGAATGCAGGAGAGTCAGATGGTTCTCCAACTGCCTCAATTGATGTTGGTTGGGCTGCAAATGTTAATGATGATGGTTATTATGCTCATGTCGGTTTGTTTAGAGACGCCACCGATAACACCTTTAAGGTGTTTGAAGGATATACACCTGAACCTAATGCATCTGTACAGATTAATACAGGTCACGCTTCCTTCAGTCTTGCCCCATTCGAAGCGAGAACATTAACAGCCGATTCTGCTACTTTAATAAAACTTACACTAAACAGTGAATCAGTTGATTCTGCTTGGGTACAGGCAAGACAAACTGCTCAAGACTTTGCATACTCGAGCTTAACAGGTGTACCCAATATACTCGATTCAACAAATGTTGAATCAATTGTAACATCATTTAATTATAGCACATTTGATTCAGCAGAAGCCATTGGTCTTATCGATTCTGACTATATTGAATCAAGAAGACCTGCAGAAGCAATCTTTAATGTTGTCAATAATCTATCTTCAGCGTATAAATTTACTGGGGATGGGTTTGACTCAGCTGATAATCCAACTCTCTATCTCCAAAGAGGACTGACCTATAAGTTTAACATTAATGCTGTATCTCACCCATTTGAGATTAGAGTTAGTGATGGCGGCTCAGCATATAGTACAGGTGTTACTAATAATGGTCAAAACAATGGAGAGTTAATCTTCAATGTTCCAATGAACGCCCCCGAAACACTTGTCTATCAGTGTACCGTTCATTCAGGAATGATTGGAAATATCGTACTATTAAGTGATACCTCGTTCCTTGATTCAAGTGAAATTATCTCGTTAATAGCAACTCAAGGATATTTAACGGATGCCTTAGACTCCAGTGAAGCAATTGCTCTAATAGCAACTCAAGGATACCTGACAGATGCCTTAGACTCCAGTGAAGCAATTGCTCTAATAGCAACTCAAGGATATTTAACGGATGCCTTAGACTCATCCGAAGTAATTGCCTTAATTGACTCTGACTATATCCAAGCAAGACAAGCATCCACAAGTGGAGGAATTACAGTACAAGATGAGGGTACTCCTCTTGCAACTGCTGCCTCAACCCTCAACTTTGTTGGAGCTGGTGTTTCTGCTACTGGGACTGGTGCTACAAAAACTATTACGATTAGTGGCGGGGGTGCTGGAGGTGGACTGGATTCGGCAGCTATTGTTGATATAATTGGTGCTCAAGAAGGATTGATTACTGTATTTGATTACACAGCAAGTGCTGGACAGACAGTGTTTTCTGGTGCTGATAATGGGGGTAATGCTTTAACGTATAATCCTGGAAACATTGCAGTTTATCTTAATGGTCTTTTCTTAGCTGATAGTGCTGACTATACAGCGACAACTGGTACTACTGTAGTACTTGGTGAATCAGCACAACTAAATGATATTCTTAGTATCATGTCTGTTAAAACAATTACTAATTTAGCAGCAACACCATCCTCGAATTTATTTACTTATACATATCTCGCTGATTCGGGTCAGCTGACCTTTAGTGGAGCTGATATAAATAGTCAGACACTGGAATATACTCAAGACAGATTACAGGTATTCAGAAATGGTGTTCTGTTAATCGATTCAGCTGACTACACAGCAACAAATGGATCATCTGTTACACTAGAAGACGCGTGTGTTTCAGATGATTATATCAGCATCACGGTTGCAACTGGTAGTACAGAAGCATTTATTACATATGCTGTTGATTCTATAGTAGCTAACCTTGTAGATTCAGCATATGTAGCAGCTCGAGCTCCACAAGGATTTACAAATACTGTCACTGCAGTAAATGTTTCGGGTGTGGTTGGAACTCGATATATGGTCAATACTGGGTCTGCTGTAACAGTTGTGTTACCTTCTACTCCAGGTGTTGGAGATAATATTGGGGTTGTAGATGCTACTGGTCAGGCTGCGACAAATAATATTACTATCTCCCGTAATGGTAACAATATTCTTGGCGATGCTAGTAATTTAATTATTGATATCAACCGAGCAGGGGTTGACCTTGCGTACTTTGATGACTCTCAGGGCTGGATTATAACTGGAACCGTTTAATGACAAACCTTACAACATTTCTGGGACTAATATCTACTCAGTCGACTATATTATCCGATAGTGTTGATGGTACCCCCATAGTTGTTTATGATAGCTTTGGAGTTTTACCATTAAGTGGAGTGACTCAGGGAACCACTGTTTTAATTGACAGTGATAACCAATATTTTATTTTTGATAGTGGGTGGTATTTAGTTACAACTGGAGATTCAGGATTGGATTATTCATGACAAACTATTCTGATTTTAAATCTGATGTTGTTAATACCGCCAAAAGAAATACAGGAATTAGTGCAGGTGTTGGTGGCAACACAATATATGTGCAAACAATCCATGATCTTCCTGTTCCAGCGTCTAACGGGGATAGGGCGTTTGTAGCATCTAATAATTACTATTATTTGTATTTCAATGGATGGAGATCTACTGGCGCTGCTGTAAATGAAAGTCCCACCTCAATCACAGGAAACAATGCTAATTATACAATTGATGTTAGCAACAATGAAGTGATTACGTTATCATCTACTGATCCGGAAGGATTTCCTTTAACCTGGTCATACTCTGTAACAACTGGCTCCATCAGTGGAGTTGCAAGTGTTTCTCAAAATGTTAATGTATTTACGGTCACTGGAATTGGTGGCGGCACCTTTACTTTAACATTTAGTGCCTCAGACGGTATTAACACAGCGACTACTACTAGTGATTTTACAATCGAGGCGGCCGGTCCGGAAACTTTTGTACTACCGCCTTTTGCAATAGGGGCTATGGCAAATTATACCTATACTATTAATATCAGTACGACTCAAGCTGATGTCTTGTTGGAATATGGAAAGAATACTAATTCAGTTGCCAATGTGACAGGTGCTAGTAGCATGGACTTGTATAATTTAAACGCTGGGGCAACCAACAATGGTTATACCCCCGTAGGAACTTATACAACTGCATCAGCCGCAGATAGTTATCGTACAGGAGACAACGCCTATTACTCAGCAGCAAGATCAACTACTAATTACACCGATGCCTTTTATCTTGCAAGAAACAGAGCAAGTGGAACTAATTATGCGGATTTTATGTTTTGGGTTAAATTGACAGCAGATCCAGCTAGCTATCCTGATGGGATTATTTTACATACAGAAAACGAACAGTTTTTATCGTATAGTTCTGATGGGTACTGGGTAATTGGATGGACAGGTGCTAATGGTGGGGGTTTAACTAATGGGGCTACGATAACGTGGAGAAAAACTAATATTACTTGTGTGGAAGATGAATGGAACTTCTTCACATTCAAAGATACTGCTCAAAGTTCTACATTTTATCATGGTAAACTAAGTAGTTCCAACCCTACCTCATATAGTATGACATCTGGAACTACATATACACACACCTATGGAACAACATTGAATACTGCAGATTTTGCGAACACATCTAACTCGTTTGTCGTCGGTGCTTATATAGGATCAGCTTTTCTATGACAAGATTATCCAGTTACAAAGGTACAATCTATAACACCGCGGATGTAACAATAAACACGGGTGCTACTGATACTGTACTTTATGATTCAGAAGGTGTCTTTCCAGGGTCCACTACTACAGGGGCCCATGGATTAAGTTTATCTACTGGACGTTTTTACGTATTTGACGGAGATAATTGGAAAAAAATAATTGAGCTTCCTGATAATCCAATACAGTTGGACGATGTTTTACTAAGCGGATTCGGACAAATTGACGGAAACTATTATTGGGATTCAGATGCTGGTACTGCTACTATTATAGTATCGGATCCCGATAGTTTAGGTCAGGGGGTCGCTACTAGTTATACATTTGTTACAGGTGGATCTTTTGACAGCTACGTCACTGTTTCTCAAGATTCCTCTATCTTTACCCTAACACTTGTAGACTCAAATGTTGCAGCTACAGGAACGATTATTTTCAAAGCTGAGGATGGACAAGATATAGTTAACTCCTCCACCTTTAGTTTTTTAATGACACAAGACCCCCCAATTGAAGCTGAGTTTTGGTCGGGGCCTTATCGAGGACCTGATTTACCAAGTGGTGAAACCGTGAGTGTTTACGGCGGATTTTTAAGTAATGATCAAAATAATTATTATATGAATGGATGGCTGAGCCCGGCTGGGACGTGCATACACAATTATAATGTTTCCGATATTACCAACATACAATTAGTACAAACTCTAAGTGTTAGCGGGACAGCTGGTAAGTTCGAGGCTCAGCGATTGGAAGTACCATCTAATCAATTAGCTATTATAGCTGGAAATCTAGATCATGTACTAATAAAACTCAATGATAGTAACATAGCATCCCAAGAATTCCACTTTACTGCCTCTGAAAGGGCCGCCGAACGCGGCCTGGATTTGATTCCTAGAATGATAGGAGGAGTAGCTTCATATGATTCGGGTTACTATGCTGGAGCTGGTGCCACTGGAATAGGTGTGTTCAAGGTCACAGACAGTGGTTCCGGTTTCTATATTTCTGAAATAGACATGATTACTAATGCTGAAAATAACTCTGCTACCGGTCGTACTATCAACACACAAAGGTGTTGTGGTGTTGACCGTCAGGGGAGATTTTTGTTTTCAGTTGGGGCAGAGGCTACAGCAGGCTCATATAATAGTAGTGCTCAGCTGTCAAGGCTGCAAGTGTGGAATATTAATTCTGATGCAACATTGACATTTAATAACGACACTCTTGAGATTCCTGCACCTACTGTCTCCGCGGGGGATGGAACCTTACAGGTTAGTAGAAGAGGGAATTATTTGACCTATCATTGGGACGGTGCTGGGGACGATTCACTTGAAGGGTTTTGGATTATAGATTATACTTCCAATGGTGTAACGAGTATAAGAAATCAATATAATGATAGTGATTTTAATAGATCCTGGAAAAGTAGTATATTTAATATTAAGGATAAGGAATATCTTGCTATTGGCAGTATTGCTCGAGCTCTTAAAATCTTTAATATTACTGATCCAGATAATGTAACAGAAACACTAATAGATAGTAGTGACCTACTTTATCTTAATATATCATACGAGTATACCAGATCTTTAGCTGTATCAGAATATGGAAACACTACACCCAATAAAATTATTTGGACAAGTTATGGTGGTGAAAGTACTGGTCAAGCTATAATAAACGCGTTCGGTCTTTTGAGTGAATAATGAGTAGAGCAAGAAACATAGCAAAATTTGCGGGAAACCTAGTCGATAGTACCGGATCCTTTTTAGAGTCTGGCATCAATACTATTATTGACCAGGATTATGTTACTGACAGGGGAGCTACTGGTGGAATCACTATTTCTGTTTATTCGTCTTTAGACTCTCTGCCAAGGACTGGTAATTCTGCTGGAGATCTTGCTTTCATTGATTCTGGAAATAGGCATTATGTGTTTTCTGGTGAAGGATGGTATAATGTTAACTTTCCACCAAACTTTGCACCAACATTTACCGGACTACAGGATAGTTATTCGTTTAGTTTTGCTGATAGTGATTTTACTATTACACTGATTGGTTCTGACTCAAATGCACTGGACGGATTATCATTTTCATTTTCTGGAGATGATCGTTTTGATTCAGTGGCGTCTATATCCCAGGGAGCTACTGGAGTATTCACAGTGACCCCGGATGCAGATTCTGGTGGATTGTCAGTTGAAAGTACTGTAACATTTTCTGTGACAGATGGACGATCGATTACGTCATCTTCAACTTTGTTTTCCGCGGTATCAAGTATTGTTGGTCCTTCTTTATCGGCCGAATTGACCCAACTTCAATCTCTTACAAGTAATTCTGTATACTATCATTTAGATGCTGCAGATTACACTGGAGATTCAACATGGACAGGCACAAGATTCCATACAAGCACTGGCCAAGAAGAATTTGATACGGGATGGTATTTTGCCACAAGACCATCAGGAAATTCAAGTGTTGGTAGCCCAGCTACTGGATGGTACGAAGTTGAAATGCAAAATGGTGAGGCTGCTACATCACTAACAATGGATGCAGATTGGGCGTCTGTTGTTAATGGTGGATTTACAATATTATTTGTAAGAAGAAACACTATCTCAGGGTCTAATGTTAGCTTTATGCCAACAACTAGAAACAATACTAATTATCTTCTTGCAACCAACGGTAGCGTTCCTTATAACCAAGGTGGGTTGGCTCCAGATTTTACACCTCAATGGTGGTATGAGTATCCAAATAATACATTTACTTCACAGATGATGTCAGGCTCAGTAGCAGGAGATGTTTTTTACGAACTTATGCGAACCGAAGCAAGTACGGATTTTCAAATAATATTTGCTGAAGGTCTACAGTTTGATGGATCTGTATCTGGTAATACACTTCAGTTACCAGGATCTTATAGTGGTTCTTATGACTGGCCTGGGGCTTACCATAGCATTACAGTATTCAATACACAGCTTTCGGATGCAGTGAAACAAAGCATTATTAATTATTATGGGGTAACATCACCAATTGCAGCGTTAGTGAGGTTTTAATTATGACTAGAAGAAATGTTTCACTCGCCAAATTTTTAAACACAGGGATCACAAACACTTCCCTGTCTGAAAACACTGTGACAGAGGTTGTTGATTCTGATTATATTGTTAATTTAACAGGTGGTGGTGTTACTCAGTATGATTCTATAGGGGTGGTACCAAGTGTCGGAACAGTTGGTACTTATGCGTATATTAATAATACAGATACTTTAATAGTTGGCACCGGTGAAGGTTGGCTTGAAACAATTTCAACAAACGTCAATCCAACAATATTTACAAGCCTAGACGCGTCTTATGACATGTTATATCAAGATTCTCTAAACTTTTCAATATCTGCGATTGATTCAGATGGAATACCTCTTACATATTCCTATTCACTTGATCCTCTGGTTGATTCTAGTGTACTCTATGTAACACAAGATTCATCTCAGTTTACAGTAATCTCAGGTGACTCAGACGGATCAACGGACATTACATTTACGGCTTCGGATGGCGTTAATACAGCAAGTGTGAGTACTACACTGAATGTATCGGCCTCATCAATTAGTGCTACAGGCAGCTATACAGAGACTACTGTTGGGTCAGATACTGTATACAAATTCACAGGGAATGGGACACTCACCCTTGGATCAAGTACTAGTGCCTGGGTATTGGTTGTTGGCGGCGGCGGTGGCGGCGGTGGTAGTTACTACTCCGGCGGCGGAGGTGCTGGCGCCTATAACGAAATTACTAACACTACATTACCAGCTGCTACTCTTAACATTACAGTAGGAACTGGCCAACAGGGTGGCGTGTTAGGTGATGTCGCGGGGTCCGGTAGAGGAGGAACATCGTCGATAGTCGGTGGCGGTTATACACTATACGCGGCCGGTGGTGCCCGCGCCGGTGGTTGGACTGGAGCTGGAGAAGACGGAGCGCTTGGTTCTGGCAGTGATAATGCTTCTGGTTCCTCAGGTGGTGGCGGTGGTGGTGCCAATGCTGCTGGTGGTAGTGGTGCCGGTGACGGTAATAATGGTGGAACTGGTACAAGTCCAAATGGTGGTGGTGGCGGTGGTGCCGGCGGCGCTGGTACTACTCCTACTAGTTCAAATTATACTGCTAATACATCAAACGGTGGTGTTGGCCAATCATCTACAATTACTGGTTCATCCCAATTTTATGCTGCAGGTGGTGGTGGTTTCTACTTTAGTGGCCAATCATATTATGGTACAAGAGCAAGTGGTATTGGTGGTAAATCAAGTGGTGGATATAACTCTTTAACCGTTGACCTTACAGAGCTAAGTGGAGTAGCTAACACGGGATCTGGGGGCGGTGGTGCTGATCGTAGACAGCCAGGCTATTCAAGAGCAGGTGATGGTGGATCAGGTGTTATTATTATAAGGATATTGGGGTAGATATGTCTAAGATAAGAAACGTATCGACATTTTTTTCTCAGAATATAACTGCAACAGGATCATTAAAGGATTCTGCATTTATCGGTATTGTTGATGGGGATTATATTGGAAGTATATCTGGTGGTAGTGTTACTATTTATGATTCAATTACCCAGTTGCCTCTAAATGGAGTAGCTGAGGCCTCTCTTGCTTATATTGATGCTACTAATAAATATTATGTCAATAACGGATCCGGATGGTATACCATTTCCACTGCTAACAACTCTCCTCAAATTGTTGGACCAACTATTTTTGGTGGATTAGATTCGGGTGAAATCACAGACTCAGATACTATCTTTAACTTCACAGCTGTGGATTCTGATGGTCCATATATTTCGTGGAACTATGTTTTAGATAGTAATGCTAATGATATTTTGAGTGGAGTCGTTAATGATTCTAATGGCACATTTACTTTGACATATGATTCAGCTTCTACCCAAGAGAGTGGAATATTTACTGCGACTGCAAGCGATACTGTAAACCTGGCAACTAAAAATATTTCGATCATCGTTCCTGGAGGTTCTGTAGTTGTAAACTATGCTCAATTAGTTGCTGCGGGAGTTACTTCAACATCCGGTAGTTATACATTATTTAAATTTACTAATGGTGCGTATACATTCCAAACCTCTGGTATTAGTGGAATCACAGGCTACATGGCAGTAATTGGTGGTGGTGGCGCCGGAGCAACTTTCTATTATGGTGGCGGTGCAGGTGGTGGTGCTGTGATCTATAATCCAAGTGGTGTACTAACAATACCAGATGATACATGGTCATTTAATATCGGAGCTGGAGGAATTGGTGTTAAGACACTCGGTACTCCTGCTCAGGCTCAGAGTGGTGGCGGAACAGGGATGACTGGGGTGAGCACCGGAGTATGGGCTGATGCAGAGGGTGGCCAAGGTGGTATTCAAGGGTGGACTGGGGGCCAGACATATACTGGAGGTAATTATAGCGGCGGATCTGGATCTGGAGGTGGTGAACAGATAAATAACACTGCTCCTTCATTAGCTACATATGCTGGAACGGTTCCAAGTGGATTTACCTTATATAGAAACAAAGGTGGGGATGGTACTGGTTCTGGTGTTGGCGGTGGTGGCGGTGGTGCCGGCAGCGCTGGTGCTGCTGGAGGTACCAGTGGTACGGGTAATGGTGGTAATGGATTAATAATGTCAGTTTTCAGCTCCCTTGAAGCCTCTTCTGGTGCATCAGATGGCGGTTATTTTGCCGCCGGTGGTGCTGGCGTAAACTATAACACTTTACCAGGGACCGAAGGATTAGGTGGTGCGGGTCAATCGCAGGGCAATGGTCAAGCAGTTAGATCAGCTACAAACTATGGCTCAGCAGGAGGATCATTAATGCATACCAGCGGTACAGGAGGAACAGCCAATGATGCTGGCGATGGATTCCAGGGTGCGGTGTTTTTTGCAATCCCAACATCTTTCCTTAGTTAAATTGTTATAAATAGTCCTAAGAAAAGAAACTCTTGGGACTATTGGTATGGCAAATCCAGCTTCACGTCAACAATTAATCGACTACTGTCTTCGTCAACTTGGTGATCCTGTCATCGAGATTAATGTTGATGAGGATCAACTCGAGGATCGTGTTGACGAGGCTCTTCAATATTATCAAGAGTTCCACTCTGATGCAACTCTTCGCACATATCTGAAACATAAGATCACTGCAGATGATGTATCTAATCAGTACATTACATTAAACAGTAATATCACATACGTCTCAAAAATGTTTCCGTTACAATCAACATTTAACAACAGTAGAAACTTTTTTGATATCAAGTATCAAATGATGTTGAATGACATGGCATCGTTAATTCACTTTGCTGGGGATCTTGCATACTACGAGCAGATGCAGCAATATCTGTCATTGCTGGACATAAAGCTTAATGGTCAGCCACAGGTTCAGTTTTCACGAAAGCAAAATAGATTGTATATTTTTGGTGATTTTGACGATGACGATATCAATGTAGATGACTATATCATTGCTGAAATCTATCAGATTATCAATCCTGACGATCACACATCAATCTATAATGATATGTGGTTGAAGGAGTATACAACATCCTTGATTAAAAGACAATGGGGTCAGAACTTAATTAAATTTGAAGGAATGCAACTCCCTGGTGGTGTTACTTTAAATGGCCGCCAGATTTATGATGACGCTGTTCAAGAGATCGACAGACTCAGAGAAAGTATTCGACTCGAACATGAGATGCCAGCTGACTTCTTTGTAGGTTAAACATATGGGTATGAATCCTTACTTCAGACAAGATGTTCGCTCAGAACAGAACTTGTATGAAGACATCACGATTGAAGCATTAGAGATATACGGACAAATTGTCTATTATCTTCCTCGTACCATTGTCGCTGAAGATAGAATCTTTGGTGATGATATTCCATCTCGTTTTAGTTCAGCATATAAGGTAACAATGTACATTGAAAACACTGAAGGGTTCGAAGGAGAGGGAGATCTCTTTACTCGGTTTGGTGTTGAGATACGAGATGAAGCAACATTTGTTGTAGCGAGAAGAAAGTGGACAAAGTTAATTGGCCGGTATGATAATGATGTTACTGTTGAAAGACCTAAAGAAGGAGACCTAATCTATCTTCCTTTATCCAAGTCGTTGTTTGAAATCATGCATGTTGAGCACGAGCAACCATTCTATCAGTTGAGTAATCTTCCTACGTATAAGATGCGTTGTCAATTGTTCGAATATAGTGACGAAGATTTTGACACAGATGTTACAGATATTGATGCTATTGAACAGGATTATGCATACACTTATACACTGTATATTAATAGTTCACCAACAGCTGGAATTGCAATTGGGGATACGATAACCCAAACATTGGATTCAGATCTTGGATTAACAATTTCTGGAGAAGTGACTAAGTGGTCCGATTCTGATCATGTTCTTCATGTTATCCATGTTGGAGCAAGTGATGGGGACTATCATGAGTTTATTATTGGTGATGTTACAATTGGGGATTCCGATTTTGCAATTATTAATGTATTAGCAGAAGACAATAAGATATCACAGAACGAACAGAATGATGACTTCAGCTCACTTTCAGATGGTTTCATGGACTTTAGTGAGAATAACCCATTTGGTGATCCGGAGAATAGTTAATGTTTGGTACATATTTTTACCACGAAAAAATAAGAAAATGTGTTGCAATCTTCGGTAGAATGTTTAACGACATTTATATCATTCGCA